AAGACGAACTAATTTTAATATGTCTTTTGGTTCCAGCGGTGGCAGTATTTATTCCTGGATGGACTCCACACATAAAAGCAGGGTTTGAAGCTCTACACTCACTCCCTGATTACTACAAGCATCTTTTATATATTGCATGCTCAGCGAGCTTTGGCATTAAGGGAGCGAAAGGAGCTATGGGACTAATAACTAAAAAGAAATAAAGAATGGATACAGTATATATAGTAGACAAAATCTACAAAATAATTAGGACTAGACAAAATCAAATAACTCAGTTAATAATCAGTAATCAAGTTAAAGATTGGAATGATTATCAAAATCATTTAGGTCAACTTGATACGTTAAATTATATTGAACAGGAACTCTCGGACCTGCTTAAAAAGAAACAGGAGCAAAATGAGTAATTTAATCTTACCCACGCATGTAGCGAAAGCTGTGCAAAAAAAGAAAAAAGAAGAAGAAAAAAAAGAGTCAGCAAAATTACCCGAACCTACGGGTTGGCGCATTTTAGTATTACCTCATAAAGGTAAAGGCAAAACTAAAGGCGGAGTCTATCTCTCAGATAAAACTATACAAGAAACTCAAATCGCAACTAATGTTGGATTAGTTTTAAAAGTTGGACCTGATGCCTATAACGATACAGATCGTTTTCCAAATGGTGCATGGTGTCAAGAGAAAGATTGGGTTGTATTTGCCAGATACGCTGGTTCACGTCTAAACATAGAAGGCGGAGAACTACGCATACTAAATGATGATGAAATACTTGGAACAGTAGAAGATCCAGAAAGTATTTTATCACCAGTAACACATTAAACATGGAGAACAAACCATGCCCGAAGCATTAAAAGCAGAATCATTAAAAGAAGACGCCTTGATGGTTGAATTAGACACATCAGGAAAGTCTATTGATGTGGAGCTAAAACCAAGTAAAAAAGAAGAAACAGAAACTGAGGTTGTTGAAGAAACAGAAACAATCGAGGGGACGAAGGAAACTAAAAAAGACGAACGCGAAGAATATAGTGACGGTGTTAAAAAAAGAATTGACAAATTAACTTATAAAATTCGTGAAGCTGAACGCAGAGAAAAAGAAGCTTTGAGTTTTGCTGAACAAGTCAAAAAAGAAAAAGATGAGTTACAAGGTAAATTTGATAAACTTGATGACGGTTACGTTAATGAGTTTACAGGTCGTGTAAAATCAGAACTTGAAACAGCTAAAGTGGCTTTAAAACAAGCTGTATCTGCTGGTGATGTTGATGCACAAGTGGCAGCTAATCAAGCACTTGCAAAGTTAGCTATTGAAGAAGAGAGAATAAAAGCGACTGAAGATCAAAGAAAAAATCAAGAAGAGTTATTAAAAACCACTGGACAAGTAGGTCAACAAACTGTACAAAATAATATAACGGCCCCTACTAAACCAGATCCTAAAGCGGAAGCTTGGGCTGAAAAAAACGAGTGGTTTGGTAAGGATGAAGCAATGACATACGCTTCGTTTGGTATTCACAAGAAACTTGTGGAGGAAGAAGGATTTGATCCTACTTCTGATGAATACTACGAAGAAATTGATAACAGGCTTCAAAAAGAATTTCCTCACAAATTTAATAGTGGGGGAGAGGTTCAAGAAGGCAAACAACCCGTTCAGACCGTTGCCTCTGCAAACAGAACCACGAGGTCTGGACGCAAAACAGTGAGGCTCACACCATCACAGGTAGCAATAGCTAAAAAATTAGGTGTGCCACTTGAAGAATATGCGAAATACGTGAAGGAGTAGGCATATGAATAAAATAGATGAAAATAAGACTCCACGCGCTGCTCAATCCCGCGAGAAAGCGACTCGTAGGAAACCATGGGCACCCCCGTCATCTCTAGATGCACCACCTGCACCCGATGGGTTTAAACACAGATGGATACGCGCTGAAGTGCTAGGTCAAGCAGATAGTAAAAACTTATCTGCAAGATTAAGAGAAGGCTTTGAATTAGTCAGAGCTGATGCAAACAGTGAATATCCCATCATTCAGGAAGGAAAGTATTCTGGTGTAATTGGAGTTGGAGGTTTATTACTGGCAAAAATTCCAGTAGAAATTGTTGATGAGCGAATGGCTTATTTTGCGGAACAAACAAAAAATAAGGAAGACGCGATTCAAAATGATTTACTAAAGGAAGAACATCCCAGTATGCCTATCTCTAAACCAGAAAGGCAATCTCGCGTAACCTTCGGTGGTAACCGAAAGAACTAATTTTTTAGCTCTTTTGTCCATCGAATAATTAAATAAATAAAAAAAGGATGAGATAAACGATGGCAAACAAAGACGCACCTTTCGGGTTCAGACCCGTGAGACATCTTAGTGGTGGTCTCATTAGAAGAAACGAATACACTATTGCTGCAAACTATGGCACTGACATTTTTCATGGACAGTGTGTAAAAGCAGTTACAGGTGGTGGAGTAGAAGCCGCAGCAGCAGGTAATGTAATCCTGGGTGTTTTTGGTGGATGTTTCTTTACAGACCCTACTACAAGCAAGCCAACATTTAGTAATAATTATCCAGCAAGCACAAATGCTTCAGATATTGTTGCTTATGTTTACGACGATCCTAGCATCGTCTTTGAAGTTCAACATGATGGTACAGGCACAGCAGCAATGAATTTTGCTGGTTTTGATCTAGTAGGAACAGCAGGAAGCTCTCTTTCTGGTAGATCAACTCAGGAGTTAGATACTTCTACAGCAGGTACATCTGGACAATTCAAGCAAATTGGTATTTCTAAGGATCCAAACAACAGTGATACAGGTAGCGCAAACGTTAATGTTTACGTGATTCCAAACACTGCTGAACATTCTTACTTACTAACAACTGCATTAAGCTAATAGGAGTTAATTATGCCGATATCAAGATCACAACTGGTAAAGGAACTAGAACCTGGCTTAAATGCTTTGTTTGGGTTGGAATACGCCAGATACGAGAATCAGCACGAAGCTATTTATGATACAGAAACTTCTGACAGAGCTTTTGAAGAAGAAGTAATGCTATCAGGTTTCGGTACAGCGCAAGTAAAGCCAGAGGGAACTCCGGTTAACTATGATGACGCAACAGAGTCATTCACAGCGCGCTATACACACGAAACAATAGCACTTGCTTTTGCGATTACTGAGGAAGCAGTAGAGGATAACCTTTACGACAGAATCAGTTCTCGTTATACAAAAGCACTTGCTCGTTCTATGAGTAACGCTAAACAAGTTAAAGCTGCAAACGTGTTAAACAACGCGTTTAATTCAAGCTTTACAGGTGGAGATGGTAAGGAGCTTTGTGCTACTGACCACCCTTCAACAGGCGGCAACATCAGAAACGAACTATCAACTGCTGCTGATTTAAACGAAACATCTTTAGAGCAAATGTTAATTGACATTGCTGGTTTAACTGACGACAGAGGATTAAAAATCGCTCTGAACGGAAGAAAACTTATTATTCCAGTCAATCTTCAATTTACTGCTGAAAGATTAATGAAATCCAATTTGAGAACAGCAACTTCTGACAATGACTTAAATGCTATTGCCAGCATGGGAATGTTACCAGAAGGTTATACAGTTAATAACTTCTTAACCGACACTGATGCGTTCTTCATTAAAACTGACTCTCCAAATGGGATGAAGCACTTCCAAAGATCACCTATCACAACTAAGATGGAAGGTGACTTTGAAACTGGAAACGTAAGATACAAAGCAAGAGAGAGATACTCTTTCGGTTTCTCTGACTTCAGAGCTATCTTCGGTACACCAGGAGCTTAATAAAACTTAATTTGTGGGGCTTCGGCCCCACAATAACTAGGTAATAATTAATTACGTCGACTGACCTAGCAGACGATCGTAGAGACGACGTAATAATACTACGAGGTAAAATATGTCAAATACAACTTTTTCAGGTCCAGTTAGATCTGAAAGTACAGTTAAAACTGTAAGTAAGAACGCCAGCACTGGTGCGATTACTGAAATCATTACAATGGGAGATGCCCCTGTCGCATTAGGAGACGAAGACAAAACTCTTGATGCTGCAACACACAGCGGAAGAGTGCTTGCAGTTCCTGCAATCGGATCCAATAGAACTGTAACTCTACCTGCTCCAGTTGCTGGACAAACTTATAAGTTTATCTATGCAGGCGCTGCAGAAGAAACAGAAAATTTAATTATCGTAACACCAGGAAATACTAATTTTTTCTTAGGTGGTGTTGTTCATTTAGATTCTGATGCGGATAACGTATCTGTTTACTCTGACGGAAATTCTAACTCAAAATTAACTCTTACAGACAGTGGTTTGTTTGAAATTAATATTGTTGCTAAAGATAGCACCAATTATTACATTTGGGGTTACGCAGAGGGTGCAGACGCACCTGCATTTGCAGATCAATAATAATTAGTGGGGCTTCGGCCCCACAGTTTCTTGATTAAGGAGGGAAACGATGGCAGACACAGTAACAGGACCTACAATCCTACAAGAGAATGATAGAAGGGTAACAATTAAAATAGTAGTGCAATCTGATGGATCAGGTGGCACAACAGTTTTTGGAGATGTTTCAGCTTTAACTGCTAATGCTGAGGGTCAATCAGTAGCTACATTATCTTTACAAAGATTATGGTGGTCATGCGCTAACGGTGATGGAGGAGACTCTTTTGCACGTTTAGACTATGAAGATTCTGACGGAGATATTCCAATAGTAACTTTAATAGATTCTGGTTATTGGGACTTTAGAGAGTTTGGTGGTATACCAGCAAATACTAGTAGTAACTCTAATCAAAATGATGTTAATTTTGTTGTACCTGGAGCCGCTGATTCTGGAAATACATATACTTGTATCGCAGAGTTTGTTAAAAATTATTAATGATTTCTAGATCTTCAATGCCTCAACAAATATCTAAGGCAGGGCAGAAAAAGAAATTTATTAAAAAAAAGAAAAAGAAAAAGGTAAAACATGGCAACATCAGGAACAAATAGTTTTGATTTAGATGTAGATCAGGTCATAGAAGAAGCTTTTGAAAGATGTGGTTTAAACTCTAGATCAGGTTACGATCTTAAAAGTGCAAGGCGTTCATTAAATATTATGTTAGCTGAATGGGCTAACAGAGGTATTAATCTTTGGACAGTTGAACTTAGAACACAAACTTTAACAGGAAGCACAACTAGTTACACATTAGATTCAGATTTAGTTGATGTGTTAGAAGCTGTTTTGTTTACTTCAAACGACTCTTCAACAGATATAGAAGTTGATAGAATTAGTAGAGCAGAGTATTTAAACATATCTAATAAATCTACAACAGGAACTCCTGTTC